CTCCAACAGCTGTTGTAGAATAAGGTGCTGCCATTCTAGCTCTAGGTGTTTGTTGTCCACCTACACCTGAAAATCTTGAAACTAATCGTCTGTCTGCTATTGTGTAATTATATCCATTTGGTTCTGCTAATCCTGTTGTTACACCATTATAATTAAGTGTTTTAGGACTAAGAGAAAATGTTCCACCAATAGCTAATTTTATAATGTTTATTCCTGCATCAATAAATGGTATTACAGAAGTTCCTCTGTCTAAAGTTATTAATTTATGACGCATTATATGATTTCCATCTGGAATAGCTTCTATTACAGACATGTTTTCGATTGCTTCTCCTGAATATTGAGAACCATTTGGGTGGTTTTCATTAAACATAGTGTAATCTATTTCATCGTCTCCTAAAGCGAATTGTGTTATTTTAAAAGAACCATCATTACGTGCAATTAATTCACGTCCTCTTTTAGTTAAAATTGCGTCTACTGTGATTGTTGAACTGTCTAAATATCCCATTTTATTTGTGTTTTGTTATAAATATAAATTGTTTTAAAAATATGTTATTTTTATTTAGTTGCTTGGAAAGTTGTTGATTTTGTTAATATTCCTCCTTGTTTTAAATAATATTCTAAATTGTTTTTTATGTCTCCATGTAAATGTTCTGATATTAAAGCTATTCCTAAAGTTCCAATTCCTTGAAATAATTCTGTAGGTTTATCTATGTTTAATATAAGTGTATGGTCTTTATCTAAAAATGAAAGTTCATAAGCTGCTGAACCTGAATAATTTAATACACGTGGATTTTCATTTCCATTCCAATAAACTCGTCTTTGATGGTTTAATAGTGCTCCACCAGAATCAGCTGAAAAATCATACAAAGCTACGATATCTCTACCAGTAGTTGGAGGAGCTCCTATAGGAGTAAAAGGTGGTGTTCCTTTTAATTGTATAATTGGGTGGTTTGGAGTATTATGTCCTATAAATCCTCCTGGATTATCATTACTATCAGTATTAGCTAAACCTGTTGTACCTGTTCCATCTGCACCACTATTTTCATCATTTAATGTAACATCTGAATTCCCAAATCCAGCAAGACTTCCATATCCTTTATCTACCTCAAATGTACCCATACTTCTTTCATCATTGAATCCAGGAGCAAAATCTAAAGTTCCTTTATTTATTGTTAAATGTAATTCTGTAGTTTCAAAATTTTTCTGTAAGAAACCTAAAGTGTCATTTATTATAAATCTACTTGCTGAAAAGAAAGCACCATTATATCCTGTATTTATATTTGGAAATGTATTACTTCCTGTGTAATATTGTTTTGTAAATTTGTTTGTTTCTATTGAAGCTGAAACATAACTTGGGGAAAAATCTCTCTTAACCATAACACCATCAGCACCAAGTGTTGGTGATAACTTTATAAGTCCTGCAAGAGGCCCACCTCCGGGAAATGCAAATCCTGCAGGGTCACTAGTTTTAATACCTAATCTAAATGATAATCTGGGAGTGTCTATAGCTACTACTGAATCAAATGATGGTGAAGCCCCACCTGAATCCTCCATATCTGATTGATCAAATAATTCTAAAGGACGTTGATGATTTTGAGCAGGAACAGTAGTTTGGGGATCAGAATATATAGTAGTTCCACTTGAACCTGTGTAATTTGCTAGTTGATAATCAAAATACTTAAAAGTACTTAATAAAAATCCTTTATTCATTCTAACGCTATAATCCCCCTCTAAGTCTGATTGAATAGCTTCATCTAATACTTTAATGTTAAGTTTAGCTCCTGTTGGGAAATCTTGTGTTATAAATCTATGAAAACTATCATATGGTTCTGTTTCTCTGTCTATGACTTTAACTGTATTATCTTCTTTATTAATTACTAATATTTTGTTAATACCAACATATGAATGACCTTCTAATGTAGCATATCTTTTAGGATTTTCTGCCCCTCCTATAACTGTATTTGCTATATAAATAGCTGTTGTTTCTTTATTGATTACAGGATTTAAACCATAAGATATATCTCCACCCCACACACTTTCATTACTACTAGATTGTATATATTGTCCTAAATATTCAGCGCTTGAAGTATTTTTTTGATCTATAAAGGGATCAATTCCATGATATTCATTTATTCTTAATCCTGTTAATTTTGAACCTGCCCATCTTGGGTTTTTCCAATGGGCTGCATCTGTTAATGCATCATCAAATTCTGCTAAATACATTAGAGGTTTGTAACCAGACCCCGATGCTTTCTTTATAGCCTCTATATATTGAAGGCTCATTTTTTGCCAAAGTGTGTTATAACTCATTTTTATAGTTTGTATTATTCATTTATTTTTTAAGAAGAATATTTTGTTATAAAGTGATGTGTTCCAAATTTATAATACTTATTAGAGCCTCTTCCTTTTGTAGCATTTCCTAATAAAGTACTTGATTTATAAGGAATATATTTATCAGATTTTGAACCTGAAAAGGGTTGGATTGGTGCTTGTGCAATGTTTTGTTCTTCATCTAGTACATATGCTGTTTTAACATTATGAGGGCCTATGTCGTTTGGATTTGATATATTTATAGTAAAATTGGTTCCTTGTTCTAATCTATAATAATTACTTCCTGTTTTATGTCCATGGGTTTTAAAATTATTTGTAGTTGTAACACTTCCTCCTCCTACTCCCCCATCTATAGTAAAAGCTCTTTCGGGATCCAACTGAAATTCAAAAGTATTATAAGAACCAGATATCATTGTTTGACCATCATCTATAACTGGTAATTCTCTTGGAAATTTATTTCTTTCAAGATAATGTGGTTCAATTAAAAGACCTGTTTTTAAATTAGCTTTCATAGGAACCCATTGTTCTATTAGTTTAAATAAAGTATGATCTATATATTGTATTGTTTTTATATAATCCCAATAATTAAATTTTGTTTTTACTCTTTTAAAATAATCTCTTCTTAAATGTCTTAAATCTGTATAAAGAGAAGCTGTTTGAGCTGTAGGTAGAGGAGATCCTATAAAATCATCTAACCTAAAAGCTCCCATATTATAAATTATTTCTTCATTTATTTCTGTTGTAGGTGAGAAAAATACTCCTAAATCTTCAAAATCTTGTGGTTGTCTGTCTAATACTGATACTTCTGATTTTCTTAAATGAGATAAAATATCATCATCTATAGAACCTTCATCCATTCTAACTTTTTCACTTGTCATTGAAATACCAACTGTGTCTGGGGTAGGTAAATGGTGAGTCTCTATTATTTCTTTATATTTTATACTTGACCCACTACTTGAAATACTTGATTTAAGTATATATTCTACACCTGAATTAGGATGATGACTTAAAAGATTTATTGTTTGAGATGATTCAACTAAATTACTACCTAAAGGAGATCTAAAAATTAAATCATTAAATGCAGATGATGTAGTATTACCTGCATATATAAAAGGATCTAGTGCTTGTATTTCTAATGTTTTTGGGTTTAAAATATCTTTACTAGCTGATGGGAAATAATATTTTACTTCTTGAAGAGATCCTGTGTATCCTAAAGTATCTACTAACTCATAACCTACGCTACCATTTGTTTCAACACCACAAAAATAAACATAATCTGCTCCTTCAGGTGTTGTACCTAAATTATCATTACCCCAAGCTTTTTTTATTGTTTGAGTACCAATACCAATTCCTTCTAAATCAAAACTAGAAGTATGGTATGTTACATTTTTTAAATGATTTGATTGATAAGCCCCAAATTTCATTGTACCAGCATAATAATTTGATGAAAAATGAAGATATTTGCCTTTAGATTCGTCTACTTCTCTTCCTATAAAAATATTCCAAAAATCTCCATTGTATATAGGAAAATTATTTGTTGAAGCTAATAAAGCACTACCTGTGTATAAATCTAATTTACCATATTGAGTAGAATCTCCAGATGAAGATATATCATTTCCTACATAAGGGGTTAAAATTAAATGAGGATGATATCTTCCATTATTAGAATTAGATGATCCTGATAAAGTAAATAAATGATATTGGTTATTTGATCTTGTAGGTTTAATTCTAAAAGCTACTGTTTTTGCATTTTGATTGCTTTCTTCAGTAGTAGTAAATTTTTCTGTCTCAGAAGAATGCCATCCAGTTTTTAAAAAATATCCATTATTACTTGAACTTCCATGTAATGATAAAGATGATTTATTATAACTAAAAGTTTTATATTTTGTTTTATCTTTTACAGGTCCTCCATATTCTTTTACATTTAAAATAGTTGAAGGTATTCCATAACAACTCATTAAAGCTCTTAAACCTCTTTCTGTTCCTTTTGTTTTTAAAAGATAAGGAGCATTATGATATAAACGTTTCCAAACTTCTTTAGTTATATCTCCTTTAGGGATTGAAGACATTGAAGCTGTTACTAATGATTGATTTTTAGGTGTATCATAATGTAAACTTCCTGTTGATCCTTCTCCTAAAATATATTCAATTAAATTTGCATTTTCAAATTGATCAAATGTTTCTAAACCTAAACTTTTTAAAGTAAAATAAACTAAATCTTTTGATACACCTTGTGTGTGGTGGGTGTTATTTATTTCTGTTATGTGTTTTATATGTGTCCAAATATGATCAAAATGTTGTCCTATCATATGTGTAAAAGTTTGATAAAAATCATTATCTACATTATCTACAATATGTTTAGGGACTAAATTTATTAATCCATATTCATTTCCAAAATCAAATAAAGAAGCTGATAATAATTGTCCCCCATAATAAGAATTATTACTATTTTCACTTCCTAACCAAGTTAAAGCAGTTGAAGAAGATATTGAATGAAGAAGAGGTTTACTTGCACTAGTTATTTTTGGCCAAGAAAATATATTAGATCCTGTTTCAAAATATAAAAATTGTTCATACCCATCAAATCCTTTTATTAGTTTTGTTTTTTTAGCAACAAGTGTTTCTTTATTATTTAAAACAACAGTGGGAGTAGTAGTTGTAATATTTTCTATTTCTCCTATTTGTCTATTATATAATTCAATTAAACTTAATTTATATTCAAAGTTTTTTAAACGTTCAACAGCGCTACCAAAATGTATAAAATTTTCAAAATGATAAGGAACATCAGTTGTTTCTGTACTTGATGATATAGGTCTTATATAATCATAATTTATTTGAGGTATTTCTTTATTTTCTAATTGGTTTAATAAATGTTGATAAGATGAAGTTGCACTATAAGTTAATAATTCATTATAATTTTTATAACTTGAAGGTACTGAATTATTTAATCTAACATCTATTTTAAAATTAGGTCCTTGTAAAGGAATAACATCTCCTTCATCTAAAAAATCAGGTTCTCCTAAATCAACAGTCATTGATATAGGATCTATTACAGCTTCAACTATTTTAAATGTTGAATTTGTTGTTATAGAAGAAGGTAAAGGATCTAATGTTTTTATTAATAATTCATGTTTATTAGAATTTTTATTTAATAAAATATTTATTCCTACAATATTAATGTTAGATCCAAAATTTAAAATAATACCTTTAAAATACGATGATGTTTCAATTTCTGATATAAATAAATTAATTGCTTTATCAAATTCAGAATTATTTATTAATGGAGTTATTGATCTAATTTCTCTACGAGTAGAAGATATTTCTTTAATATTAAAAGAATTAGAGTCTAAATTAAATACCTTATTTCTTTGAATATTTAATCTAATTTTATATTTACCTGCTATGTAAGCTCTATCATTTAATATATGAATAGGATCAATATGAATATGAGATGGTAATTCTGGTTTTACTCCTGTAGATGGAGAAGGTTTTGCAGTTACCCATACCATTTGTTCTCCTGTGTTAAAATAATAACCCTCTCTAGAACCATTAGGTCCAGGAATATATTCTCTTTCTCCTGCTCCTTTTGCATCTGGTTTAACTATTCTTGGTTCTTTAGTTGTTGCAATTAAAGGAGTTGAAGGAGAGATTTCTTCAGGTTCATCTAAAATATAATCTGTAAAATTATTTTCTGAATATAAAAGATTATCATTAATATCATAGATATGTAATTCTACGTTGTCTTCTCTCCTACCAAAAGTTTTTTTAATTACTTTTGGTTGTAGGGAATCAATTTTTAATAATTGTTCCGATGATATGTCTGTAATTTTAGCCATTATTGATATTCTTCTTCAAATTGTCTTTCATCAAATCTATTTATCATCATTATATTTGTATTTAAATCATCTAAATTATTAATAGGAGGACCTGCTAATATACCCGCTATACAATCACCACTTACTCTTACAACAAAATCCTCATTTGGAACATTTTTCTTTCCCGCTCTTCTTTTTATAAGTTGTAAAGCTGGATTACTATTAAGTTGTCTTCTTCTACCTGATTGCATATAATAATCTATTTCTGTGTTTTTTGCTCTAACAACAGATCCATTTTGGAAATAATTGTGTTCTTCTTCTACGGACCATATTTCATCTTCTATTTCTTTTAATTGATTTCTTAATTCTGCTATATCATCATCTTTAGAATTTATAGGTTGACCAGCATATCTTATACTTTCTTGTATTATATTAAAATGAGAGTGTTTTTTTCCCTCTTTTATTATATCATAAAATAAATAATTATAAGCATCAAATAATTCATCTATTGTATATTTTTTTAATATAAATTCATTAAATTCTTCATCTAAAGAATTATAAGCATTTGTAGCTCCATATATAGTTTTATTTAATTCTAATCTTTCCATATTATTCTAAACCATATTCATCCCAATATTCATAAGGAATATAAAAACCTCCTTCTGTGGTTGGAAATCTTCTTGCATAATTATATTCGTATGCTAGATCTAATTCTTCCATATCGCCAAAATGGGGACTTGCTGCTGAGTTAACTGAAGATTTACATCTATCATTATTTAAAGGACTATAACCTTTATAATCTTTATCTAAAACTACAAAATAAGCTCTCATTTTTCTAAACATAGCTGAATTTCTTCTTCCTACATTAACTACATAACGTGTTGTTTCTGCGTCTCCATCCCACCATTTATAGATTTTTCTGGAGTAGGTGTATCCTCCTTCTCCACCATAATAACCACCACTCTCTGAATCTACCATATTATCAGCATTTTCAGCTTCACTCCATGCCCAATCCTGATTATAAAAAGCATTATTTGGATCGTTTAATACTTGTTCCCATAATCTATCAGGTATAGCAGATTGATAGGAACCATCAGATGGTCTGTTATCTCCATAACCATATCTTTGATACATTCGAGTACCATAATTACTATATTTTGGTTCTATGTAATTAGGTAATGAAGTTGCTGCTACAAGTGGTGTATTTACATATTTAGTAGGTTCATTATTAGGATGGGCATAATCAAATCTTATATATCCCTGTATATTAAATATACCATCCTCATCTCCTGCAAGTGCTGCTTCAAGAAATGCATCATCAGAATTTAAATCTGGATTGTCTTTTCTATAATAAGCCCTAATAGTTTCACCTGGATTAAAATTTCTACCTTTAATTGTAGTACCATTAAGTACCCAATAATTTATATGACAATAATCTCTTAAATCATGATCTATTGAATAATTTTCTGGTTGTACTTCATTTGGATTATCCGTTTCTATCCCCTCTAAACAAGTTAAGTCAGCCGCATAATAATCTAATATATCAGCTAATGATATATCTATTTCTCTATCTGGACCCGAAGGTAAATTAAGGTCTCCTTCCTCTGTTATATCTCGTCCTGTTTTAATATAATTTAAATCAGTTGTATGTACTTTTTCTAATATATCAAGATCTTTATCTCCTAAAAGTTCGTTTTTATCAGCATCATAAGTCATATTAGTAAATCCTGCTGCTCTTTTTGCTATTTTATAAACATCATAACTTTTAAATTCTCTTTTTAATCCTTCTTGCATAACCCAAATAGGAAGACCTTGGGGAACACCATCTATAAATTCTGTGTCAAATCCATGTGTACGCAAAAAAGTACCATTAGGGTAAAATACATTTTCATTAGTAGTTGAATTTTGTTTTAAATTAAGTTCTTCTTCTTTTAATTCTAATTCTTCTAATAATTGTTCTATTTGTGCATCTCTAAAATCTACATAATTATTTAAATAATCTTGACTTTGATTTATAAAATATTCATGTGATTTATCTCCTTTTTTAGGAATGTTATAAAATAACTCTTTATAAATATTAAAAAATTTTTGTATTGAAATTTTATCTTTAGATTTTATAAGTTCAGAAAAAGGGCTATTAATTATATCATTAGTTTGTTTATTATTATAAGATTTTTTATTTAAAGTTATAATAGCTTTTTTATCTTTAATTTTTGATTTTTTAAAAGCTAATTTTATTTTTTCAATTTTTTCTCCTTTTAAAAATGTTTTATTTTTAATTGATTTAGGAAGATTTTTCTTAAATTTAGGTGTCTTTTTTAGACTTATATTTTTTAGTTTAGTAGCCATTATCTAACTACTTTAAAGTGATAATCATTGTCATATATAGTAATACCATCATTATTTTTATGTTTAAATAAAATACGATAGTATCTTTCTGGTTGTAAACCTTTCATATATAGTTTAAAATACATTCCTTCTGAATCAGCACTCATTTTTGTAAAATCATCATCAAAAGGAATAACTTCTTCTTCAGTATAAGCATCTCTAACACTATAAAAAGATGATGTTGTAAAAAATCCTGCATTTAAGAAATTTGACGTTGTTGAAAATGTTCTATTAGGATATTTATCTCTAACATGAATTCTAAGAAGAGCTTCATCATTTTGATTAAATTCTTGTTTATTTTT